GCGGAGATCGAAGTTACTGAGATGAAGCGACGCTGTCCGGTGGATACCACCGACGACGCACCGCACCCGGGCAACTTGCGCGCATCAATTCACGTTGAGAAACCCGTGCGAGAAGGACGAACACTCACAGTAACGTTTGCCACGGGGCAGCAGGCACCTTACGCGATCTATGTGCATGAAAATCCGGACGCGTTTCACCCGGTTGGCGAATGGAAATTCATGGAAGGACCGATCAAAGAAGCAACGCCTTACTTTGCAGCGCGCATCGCGAAGCGTGCGAACTTCAAGCACGCGGACGGTAAAGAGTTCATGAGCAGTGATCCGACAGGCGGGGAGTGATGCCGTTTCTTGATGAGATCGCAGCGCGCATTCAGGCACGTGGCGCGGGCACACTCGGCACAGATATGTTTCTGAGCACGAAAGCGAGCGTGCCAACCGGAAGCGGTCCCTATATCTCCATCGTTGAGAGTGGCGGGACACCCTCGCGACGCACGCACAATAACACCGCGACACAACGACCGTCAGCGCAGATCACCGTGCGAGCGACGAATTATCCTGTGGCGCGTGAGCGTGCCGCACTCGTGTATGCCGCACTTGGCGGTGATAACGGTCTGCATAACATCTTGCTCAGTGGGACGTTCTATCAAGAGATCGTCCCGGCACAACAGCTTTTCGATCTTGGACTCGACGAGCTGTCACGCGCGCGTGTGGTTTTCAACATCAACGCAGAAAAAGTTCCATCTTGAACAAGGAGTGTGAGTAATGGGAGCACAGGCTATTTCGGGCCATGGCGCGCTGATCGCGTGGCAACCAAGCGGCAGCGGAGCGTTTGTTACCATCGCGGAACTTCGCGATCTGACGACACCGGGTCTGTCGCGCAATGAGTTCGATGCCACGACACAGAATGTCGACATCGACACATACGTGCTTGGTGTGCTTCGACGAGAGGCACTCGCGTTCTCGATGAACTTTATCGAGAGCGGAGAGCCGACGCACGATCATGTCACCGGCATTCAGAAAGGGATCATCGATAACCTGATGACCGGTTGGCGTTACACTTTCCCGAATGGTCTGCAGTGGATCATGAGTGGACAGGTGCAGGCGATCAAGATGACCGATCCGGTCGACGGATTGCAGTCCGCCGACGTGACGATCCGTATGAGCGGTGTGATGAGCATCGCAGGACAAGTCATCGGCGCGTAGTAAGTCGGCACGACTCGACAAAAAAGGGGAGCGGCAGTTATGGCAGCAGAAGATCCGAAAGAAGTGAAAGTCTTCGAGACGATGGATGACATGTTAGCGGCACCCGATGTGGAATACGCGATCATCGAAGGATGGAGCGGCGCGATTCGCATCGGTTCGCTGACAGCAGGCGATATGATCGAGTGGTCGGAAGCGAATGAAGGCGAAGCGAAGCGCACTGCGGGACTTCGTCTCATCGTCAAAAGCATCGTCAACAGTCAGGGACAGCGCATCGGCAACGACAAACACATTCCGATGCTTCGCGCCAAGAGTCACAAAGTTACTGAGAAAGTCGTGCGGGAAATTTTGAGACTCAACGGCATGAACGTGAAAGCAGACGAGCCAAAAAAAGACTGACGCGTAGTCCGGCAAGACGGTTTGCGTATCAGATGGCTGTGAGATTGGGACGCGTCAATGTTGATCGGATGCTTCGCAGTCTCACAGCTAAGCAGTTCGCAGAATGGCAGGCATACGCGCGACTCGAACCATTTACCGAAAGACTTGAAGATTGGAGAACCGCATACCTCGCTAAGACGATGTTCGATCTGAATCAGCGTCTTGTTGATACGCTGTTTGCCGTCAATGGCGTTGAGAAAGGCAAGAGACCGAAAGTCGTCAAAACAGAGCTGAAAGATTTTCTGTTGGAGTGGGCAGAAGCCACCATCGGATCACCGGTCAAGAAGAAAAAACAGACGTGGCAAGAGCAGTTGGCCATTGTTCAAATGATCGTGCACGCTCATTCGGTTCCGGGGAAGAACGCTTGACATCATGGACATAGGATCACTCACCGGACAAATCGCCATCGAAGATCAGATGAGCGACGTGCTGACGATGGCAACGTCGAAGGTTGAAGGATTCGTCAAGAGTTTTTCGGGTGCCTTTGGTGCTGCCGGTGTGGCCGCAGTGGCTGCGACTGCTGCGGTTGCGGGCACGGCTGCGGCAATCGCGGCACTCGGCAATCGCGGTGCGGATGTCAACGATTTGTCAGAGAACATCACGAAGTTCTCGGGGAGTGCAGAAAAAACCACTGAGATCATGCAGGCGATGTCCAAAGGGACGCTCGGCACCGTCGACAATTTCACGCTGATGAAAGACGCGTCGAAATTGATGTCCGCAGGTGCTGTTAATAACGCGAGCGACTTTGGCACACTCACAAGTGCTGCCTTTACCCTTCAGAATCGCGGACTCGGATCAACAACCGAGATGATGGATATGTTATCCGGTGCGATGACCACCGGACGAACAAAGGCACTGCAGCAAGCGGGCGTGTATGTCGATCTTGAAAAAGGACAGCAGGACTACGCGAAGAGTTTGAATCTTACCTCAGACAAGTTGAGCGACTCAGAAAAGCGAACGGCCAATCAGATCACCATCATGGCCGGTCTGAATAAGATGGTGGCCGAAGCGGGCGCGCAGCAACGCGACTTCGGTGAGCAGATCGAAGCGGCTGGAGCGTGGGTCACAAACATGACCGACAAACTTGCCGGACAAGTCGCGTCGTCACCGGCTGTGACGCAGGCGATGAGTGACATCGGGGACGTGCTTAGCGATGTATTCGGCGGTAACTCCGAAGGCATGATCAATACGATCATGGCTGCGATTGAAGGATTCGCGAAAGCGGTCTCTGCGACGATCACTTACGCGCGAGAACTTGCCGGTGTGTTCAGCTCTGAGCTGAGCGGATCAGGATCTCAAGTCACTGACATTTTCAATTCGATCTGGACCGTCGTTCAGGTAGTGTGGGGACTCTTCGTCAAGCTGTTCGATATCGTGCTTCTGTTGATGAAGCCACTCGGCATCGTCGCAAGTTCGGTGCTGCCAGTGCTCGCACTTGCATTCCGCACACTTGCAGACACGGTGCAGATCGTTAGCAACGTGCTCGGGTGGTTGCTCGACAAGGTGTCAGCGGTGATCGGGTGGATGCAGAACAACACACCTGTGCTCGGGTGGTTGAGTTCCGCTTTCAAAGGTCTCTCGTCAGCGGTGAATGACACCAACAAAAATCTGACCGATCAGAAACCCGCTGCAGAAGGCGCAGCCGCTGCACATCGGGAAGCGATTGACACAACAGCGCAGTTGACTGAAGGCACCGGTTTTCTCTGACGAGATCGAAACTGAAGGCGATGCTGCACGTCGCACTGCTGCTGATGAGCAGAAGCGCAAAGATGCACTGAAGGACAGCGAGAAGGCAGCAAAGGATGCAGCGAAAGCGTTGAAGGACGTCAACGACAAGATCGTCGACTATCAGCGCAGCTTGGTGCCGCTGAACACCACGCAGAAAGAAACCATCGAGCAATACGACAAGATGAATCTCTCTGCAAAAGAGATCGCGATCAAAACAGGGATGTCGGAAGCCGCGATCAAGAAATACACCGACGTGCTGGCAGACAACAAAAAGAAAACCAAAGAAGCTAACGACAGCCTGCAGGATTTGGTTGACAAAGTCGCGGACTATCAGCGCGGCTTGGTGCCGCTGACGACCGCAGAGGAAGAACGGATCAGGCTGCTCGATACTGCGAATTTGTCGACGAAAGAGATCGCGGAGTATACCGGTTATGCCGTATCTGCGGTCGAGCGGTTCACTGACACGCTCAAAAAAGAAAAAGACGCTGCGAAAGAAGCCGCGAAGCAGCACGAGAACTACAACAAAAAGATTCTCGACTATCAGAAGAGCCTGATCCCGCTCACGCAGCTTGAACAAGATCTCGTCGAGACGCAGTTCAGCATGGGGTTCAGCGCAGAAGAGATCGCGAAAGAATACGGACTGTCTGAGATCGCAGTCAAAGCGATGACGGATGCACTCGACAAGAACACCAAGAAAGCCGAGGAACATCAGAAAGCACTTGAGAAAGTCAACGACAAGATCATCGACTATCAAAAGAGCATGATGCCGCTGACGGCAGCGCAGCAAGATCTTGTGCTCACATACGAAGCGATGAATCTGAGCGCAGAAGAAATTGCAAGCGCACTCGGTGAAGGTGTTGTCGCGGCACAGGTGCAAAAGTTCATCGACAAAACGCACGAATCATCGAGCGCGGTGTCGATGCTGGCAGATGCGTTCGTGCGACTGGGGCAAGCATCAGGCGGGACACTCGGTGCGATGATGGGCGGTTTCGGTCAAATGCTCGTCATGGCGGACGAAGGCTCGAAAGCCGCGCAAGCGTCGACGGATAAACAGAACGCTGCGATGCAGGGTGCATTTCCTGATGCCGTTGCGCAG